CACTATTCGAGGCAATGTGGGCAGATGCAGAATCTGCACCAAACACAGCACTAAGCGTTTCATTTACAGCAGTATCTGGAGCAGTATTTGCTTTCACAGTATTGCCAATCTTCCCATCAGCAGGTGGCGCAGCTCCAGGAGCGCTAACTGATACTTGGACAATGACTGTCGTTGGAACTCCAACAGAGACCTTCAGCTAAGAGATCGGAGCATCGGGAGCTATGAAAATATCAATCACAATTAAATATAACTCTGGCGAATCAGTTACTTATCAGGCTGGCTTACCAGAGTGGGCTAAGTGGGAACGCAAAACTGGTAAGTCGATTTATTCGATGAAGGATATATCGGCCTACCAGCAAGCGGACTTCTTAGATCTTGCTTACTTTGCGTATAAGCGCGAAGCAGCTGGAAAGCCAACCAAGCCTCAAGAGATTTGGGAGCTAACAGTTGAAGAGATGACGATTGGAGATGAAAGCCCAAAAGTTACGAGCCCGGAAGCATCAACCGACTAATAGTCGAGATAGCGATAGCAACTGGGATACCGATGACTTACTGGACAGACATCGACCAAGTCCTAACTGCGATAGAGATATTAAAGGAGCGTAACGGTGGCAGATGAGTTACCAATCAGCTACGACAAGCGCGAGCTCCGCTCAATCATTACCGCTTTCAAAGCGATGGATGATGAAGCCGTTAGCCAAGCTAAACAAGAATCTAGCGCGCTGGCTACTTATGCAGCAAATGAAATCAAAGCCTATGCACTCACAAGGACTTTTGGTCAAGAAGCAGTTAGAAGAATTGCAACAGGCGTTAAAGTCTCGGCCAGTTCCAAAATCGGAGAGTTCTCTTATGGCTTTGCAAGTCAGCGCTTTTCTGGTGGCGGTAGCACACAAAAACTCTGGGCGGGTTATGAATTTGGATCTAATCGCTTGCGTCAGTTCCCGAGAAGAACACCAAGCAAAGGTCGCGGAAACGCTGGCTACTTTATCTACCCAACCCTTCGTAAGATTCAGCCTGAATTGATTAAGAAATGGCAAGAAGCATTCTCCAAGATATTGAAAGAGTGGGATAAGTAATGGCTGGCAGTAGAACGCTCAAACTATCGATTCTTGCTGATGTCGCTGATCTCAAGAAAAATCTTGATACTGGCTCTAAAGAGGTTGAAGGCTTTGGCGGTAAGTTAGAAAAGTTTGGCAAGGTTGCAGCAGCCGCCTTCGCAGCAGCAGCTGCAGCAGCAGCGGCCTATGCAGTCAAGTTAGCCGTTGATGGCGTTAAGGCAGCTATTGAAGATGAGGCTGCCCAGCTTCGTTTAGCCAATGCCCTAAAGAATGTTACTGGCGCAACTCAAGCTCAGATTTCAGCAGTCGAGGAGCAGATACTTAAAACCTCACTAGCGACTGGCGTTGCTGATGACCAATTGCGCCCAGCCCTTCAGCGCTTAGCAACTGCAACAGGATCAGTAACTAAGTCGCAAGATTTATTGACGCTAGCTTTAGATATTTCAGCTGCTACTGGTAAGAGCGTTGAGACTGTATCCAATGCCCTTGGTAAGGCTTACGAAGGCAATACAGCCTCTTTAACGCGTCTAGGTGTTGGTTTATCTAGTGCTGAAATTAAGACCCTTGGATTAGAGGGAACAGTAAAACAATTAGCTGAGACTTTTGGTGGAGCAGCTACAGTTCAAGCTAATACTTTTGAAGGTCAGATTCAAAGACTTAAAGTGGGCTTTGATGAAGCCAAGGAATCGGTGGGAGCTGCTTTATTGCCTACCCTTCAAAGACTTTTAGATTATTTCATTAACACAGTTATTCCCAAATTTATTGAGTTCAAAGACGCAGCATTAAAGCCAGTTACTGATGCAATTGCCAGAAATAAGGAATCATTAACTATTCTCTATAACTTTATTAAAGACTTTGTAGTTCCAGTTTTAATCAATAACCTTGGTGGAGCACTTGGATTTATTGGTAAAGTCGCTGGCGGTATTTTAGATGTTATTGGCGCGGTAGTTAATGGAATTAAGAACGCAGTTAATTTTGCCATTGATGCAATAAATGTCCTTATCCGCGCTTACAATGCCGTTCCACTTTTGCCTAATGTATCTACCATTTCTAAGCCATCATTTTCAGCCCCTAGCACTCCAAGCAGTTCAACACTTCCAAAGATTGCTACTGCTCCAAGCCCAAGCGTCCCAGTAGCTCCTAAGCCATCCACTACTCCGAGCGCTCCATCGGCTTCCACTCCTAGCGCCCCATCCACACTAGTGCCGAGCGGTAATGCAATTCCTTCTGGATTCAATGTTGCTGGCACAGTTGCAGCTAATCAGCAAGGCAATGTGGTAATTAATGTTAATGCTCCATCCGCTATCGATGAAGAAGGATTTACCAGAGCAGTTATCTTGGCTCTTAACAATTCAACCAATCGCGGAACTACTGGCGCTGGCGATCTAAGGACTTCGGCCCAAATCCTATGACTCTCTGGACTCCCGATTGGCGAATCAAAGTCAATGGCTCAGAATTAACCTCAGTTACTTTAAGCAATCTAACTATTACCTCTGGCCGTCAAGATATTAATTCCCCAACTCCTGCAGGGTATTGCTCGGTTGAGGTTATAAATACCGATGGCACTAACTACTCATTTACAATTAATACGGCAGTTACAATTGAGATTAAAGATACTAGTGGAAATTATGTCTCTCTTTTTGGCGGTAGAGTTTCAGACTTGCGACAAATAGTAAGAAGCGCTGGATCAAGTGCAGTTATAACTAGTCTTCGCATTACTGCCATTGGAGCACTTTCAAGATTACAAAGAGCTATTTTTGATGGCAATTTGGCTGAAGGGCTAGATGGCGCTCAGATATCAGATTTGCTAGATGATTTGCTTTTAGGCTCTTGGAATGAAGTCCCACCAGCAGAAACTTGGGCAACCTATGATTCCACCGAAACTTGGGCAGATGCTCAAAATATTGGGTTAGGTGAAATTGATGCTGGCGAATATACGATGGTCAGCCGCCAGATTACCGATAGCATAATTGGCCCAATAGCCAATCAGATTGCTAATTCAGCCCTCGGTTATCTTTATGAGGATGCTAATGGTCTTATTGGATATGCAGACGCAAGCCATCGTCAAGATTACTTAGTGGCTAATGGCTACACAGATTTAGACGCTTCTCACGCCATCGCTTCTGGCATTGGCGTTATCCAGCGTCAAGGGGATTTAGCGAATAAAATCATTATGGATTATGGCAACAACTTCAATAGTTCCTACACTGCTCAAGACACAACTTCTCAATCAACTTTTGGGCTATTTGCCGAGCAATTTAACAGTTATCTAAAGAACGCGGCCGATGTCGAAGATGTAGCAGATCGCCTAATCCAACTTCGCGCCTACCCTAGAGATACTTTCCAATCCATCACTTTTCCACTTCAATCCCCTGAAATTGATAATGCTGATAGGGATGCCCTATTGAATATATTTATGGGCCAGCCAGTCCGAATTACCAATCTGCCTCTTAATATCCTAGGTGGCGAATTTACTGGCTTTGTCGAAGGCTGGACTTTCAGCGCTTCGGTCTCAGGCTTATCAATCACCTTTTTAGCTACCCCAACAGAGTTCTCAGCTTTTGCCCAACAATGGGCTCAAGTCAATGCAGCTGAAAGCTGGAATAGTGTTCTCAATACGCTAGAATGGCAAGACGCGATAGGAGTTATAAGCTAAATGGCTAATACAACCAATTTCAACTGGGAAACGCCAGATGATACAGATTTAGTTAAGGATGGCGCAGCTGCCATTAGAACCCTTGGCAATTCTATAGATACTTCATTTGTCGATCTTAAGGGTGGCACTACAGGACAAATTTTAAGCAAAGCTTCTAATACTGATTTAGATTATACTTGGATAGCCAATGATCAAGGCGATATAACTGAAGTCCAAGCTGGAACTGGTATCTCCGTAGCTTCAGGAACTGGCCCAATCCCAGTAGTAACTAACACAGTTGCAACAACTTTTGATGCCAAAGGTGATCTAGTTGTAGGCACAGGCGCAGACACATTTGCCAAGCTTACAGTTGGAACAAATGGCTACACACTTGTAGCGGATAGTGTTGAGGCTACGGGGTTGAAGTGGGTTGCGCCTGCTAGTGGCAGCACCTATGTTGGTGCTTCGGCTTATAAGTCTGCTGCTCAATCAATAAATAGTGCTACATATACTTTAGTCACATTTGATGTTGAAAACTTTGATACAGATAGCATTCACGACAACTCTTCAAATACTAGCAGAATGACTATTCCAANCGGAAAAGGTGGCAAATATTTAGTTACTGGGCAACTCGTATTTGCAACTAATTCAACTGGAATTAGAATTTGTGAAATATTAAAAAATGGGTCTAATGTTACATATATCCAATTCCAGCCCGCTACTACAGATGCAACTTCTTTGCTTATAAACTGGGTTGTTAATTGTGTTGCTACTGATTACATTGAAGTGAGGGCTTATCAAGATAGAGGTAGTGCGTTAAATCTCAATTCAGGTAATGGTAACACTTCACTTCAAGTCAGTTATTTAGGAGCATAAATGAATCTATTTGAAATAATTACAGAAACTTATCCTGAATTATCTAGTGCAGATTTTGGCCCAAACGGGTCAATTAGGCTTCAAGATGATTCAGATGGCTTAGGCGCTTATATTGCCAAATGGGATTATGACCAGCCGATCCCTGAAGGGCTCACACTAGGCAAGCCCTCAGCATAATCTTGAGGGATTGTGCTAAATAATTAATATGCCTAAACTATGCGCAGCAGGAATTCAACTTCGGGAGCAAATCGATGACGATTATCCTGATCGCGATAGGAATTCTGATGGCTGGATTGCTGACGCTAGGCATCTTGCAAAGGGCACTTCTGACCACATACCAGACCATAAGTCAGGAATCGTTAGAGCTTTAGATATTGATGCTGATTTATCAGCTCACAAAGAAGAGGCTTATGCGCTGGTTGAGAAGATTCGCAAGTTAGCCAAAAAGGGCGATAAGCGAATTGCTTACATTATTTTTGATGGAAAGATTATGAGTCCAATACTGGGATGGAAACGCAGAACTTATAAAGGCGCTAATCCTCACCGGTCGCATTTCCATATTTCATTTACAACTTTGGGAGACAAAGATGGCAGTTTTTTTAACCTCGAAGGAGAAGCTAATGAGCGACCTAAAGAAAATGGCAGAGAGCTGGGCCAAGACATT